TAAGTCTCGATATCCGCCACCAACGTGGGATCTTCTACCTTAGCAAGCTCCCATTCCTCATCCATGGTCTTTACGAGTTTCAGGAAGTGATCGAACCGCTGATGAAGATGGATATCCTCGACTCTAAACTTATCCGCGTATTGCGTCACCATCATAAAAAACAGGTGACGCTTTACGCGGTTTTTGAGCCAGTAGAGCTTAGTATCGTCTGTTACCGGGAAGGAGCAGTTAACTTCACGAAGAGCATCATCGACCGCATCCTCATAATCGACCATTTCGAGACGCTGGGATAGTCCCTTAATCTCCGTGGATACAACAACAATCAGCTCCTCCTCGGTCATCTTTCTCCCCCTATTCTCCGGACTATTTCTTCAGGGATGCAGCTTTCTTAGAAGTCCAGGAGGCTTTAATTGGTGCCCTAATTTCCTGAATGTCCGCCTCCAGTTTCGGGGACTCCGGCTTCAGGAACGATTCTCTCAGAATCTCGACGAGCCCAGAATCCAGCATGGAGAGGATTACTGCTGGAACAGTGTCCTTATTGTAAGTACTCCCCTTTAAGAAGAGGTCCCCGCGAGACTTGATAGTTTTCTTCAGACGATATCTAAGCATGTTCACATCCTTTCAGATTACGCCACGTCGAGAATGTAAACCGCGTCCCGCTGCTCCAGTACCGGCAGGCCCTTGTTCTGAACGCGAATCCAAACACCCTCGGGATCCTTCTCTTCCCACTGATCAGTCTTTACTCCGTAGTGCCGATCATTCCCGAAAGGAGAAGACAGGAAGTTGGCAATAGGCTGACCTTCCACCTTGGACGCGAAGAAGATGCACTTATCATCCGGAATGTACTTCCTCGTGACAGAGACCTTGTCCTCACCAGCTCTGAAACTGGCAGTGGGGGCAGCGGCAACAGTAAAGTAGCCACCCTGTGGAGTGACCGAGGAGATGGTTTCATCCTCATAGGTTTTGGCGGAAACATCATAGAAACGGACAGTCATGCCAGCTTCGAAGTCGCTGATATCATCCACATAAATATCAGTGGTTGAAGAGCCGGTGACAGCAGCGGTCAGCCATGCGGAGACAACATAGGTATCATCATCGACCACGATGTTATCGACCCCAAAGAGGGAACCGAGAACCTGCGGACGTACTCCAATAACAGATCCGGATTTCCCGAAGAGATCCCCTTCCCCGAAGGTGCTCTTTTGCAGTAATCCACGCATGGTAGTATCAGCGGCGATATACCTGAGAACCGTGGAGTTCATGAGCATGTAATCCACGGTCCCACCACACGCATCCGACACGGCAATCTTAGCGGACATAACGTCATCAAGGATATCCTTGGTGGAACCGGAAGGCCACATGTCATCGGTAACCAAGGTGACAACCTGATTCGACGGAATGTCGTAGTCCACCGTAGCCATCACTCCACCTTTGGTAAGATAGGAGAATGTCCCGGAAGACAACATCTTGGCGTACATCCATTCTTTCCGCCGTTCAGCCCTGCCCACCATCATGCCGAGATTCTTCGCCAGTTTGGTCCTGGCAGCTTCGTATTGTTCAGTGGTTCCCTCCTTACGGAGATTGTTGAGGAAGGATTCGTCCAAGTACATCTTTTCCTTCCAGAAAGCAGCTACCGCGGTGTGCTCGGTCACTCCAACAGGGGCCACCTGCTGCGCGGGAGAACCTGGCGCGGCAAACGGAGTAAGTCCCCTATTTCCAATCATGGACTCCCATTTGATCACGTCGGAATCTGCCTTGTTCGGGGTACCGAACAAATTGGCAAGAATCAAATGAGGAGGATTCATGAAACGAGTGACCAGCTTTTGCAGTCGTGCAAGCCTCAGGTCCGGGATGTCAGAAGCTCCAATAGGCATTCAAGTTACCTCCATTTGGTACAGAGTTAAAAGATTAAAACTACTTCATGATAAGGTATTGACCCTTGGACGCTGCACTCAAATCAGTCTTTGCGGCAGCATCACTGTAGGTCAGCAAGCCTTCGTACAACATAGCGTTGGACAGGATCACCACACCCAGGGCATCGCGAGCGTCGGAGCCATTCCCGGTATCCACGGCAGCTTCCAGAATCCCGACCGCATCACTGAAGTTGTTCGAGGAGTCGCCAGCTTCCACGGCAACATAAGCGACATGCGCCACGGTGAACGCACCAGAGATATTCGTGGTTCCAGTAATAGTAGCCTTGTTGATGTAAGTGGTAGTATCAATGGCGGTGATCGCTCCCAGATTCTCAGCGGCGACGGTATTGTCATTGATGATAAGGTCATCCCCAACCGCGAACTTGTAACTATCCTCCAAGGTCACGGTGACAACCTTTTGAGCGGTAGCAGGAGACTCCAGCAGGAAAGCACGGCCGGACGACGCAATGGAAGCAGAGAAAGTGGTAGCATTGTACGGAACCAACTTCCCCTTGTTCCCAGCGGCGGAAATGTTCTCGGCCAGTACAGTCCCGGCATCCAACTTCCCGTACCCAGCCTGAAGCGTGACAGGCACCTTCAGGGCGTGATCCGGGTTCGAGTAGTAGAGCCTCTTGTAAGTTTGCTCAGACCCATGAATTACAGAAGGAATATCGTAAGGCATTGTTTAAGACCTCCCTTGATAGAAGTAATTCCTCCAAGATTTAAATTACGCGACAGACATCCCGGAACGGGAGATCATGTCACTCAGCCAATCCTCCTCAGCCTTCTCATCCTCTTTGGGTTGGACATCGGCGGGGCGTGCGAAAGTGCCCACTCCCAGAACGGAGACAACCGCTCCGCGCCCTTCCCAATCAGCGATTTCGGCAACCACGGCTTCGGTGAATTTGCCAGTATCGAAGACACCATCCTTGACAAAAGCGTCCTTTTGGATCATCACACTCACCTTAGCGAACAGATTCCGGGGAATCTTGCTCTCGGCAAGTTTAGCAGTCCAGATAGCGGACGCGGTAGCACTCTGCTCCCTCTCATCCCGAATAGCCAGGGCCTTTTCGAGAGCCAGGATCTTGTCACCGGAGCCCTTCAGATCGGTAGACATTTGAGTAACTTTCTGCTCAATCCCCTCACGCTCCGCAGCGAACTTCTTCTCTGCCGCAGCCTTAGCCTCATCAGAGATCTTAGCCAGTAGAGCAGCGAAAGCATCGGGATGCTCCTCCTTGAATTTCACAATGGCATCCTTCTCCATAATTCCACTCTCCTCCTGTTCAAATTGTTCATTTCCGTCGCCAGCTTCGCTAAACAAATCCCCCAAATCCAACTCCTCCTCGGAAAAGGCCTTCGATTCCGTCCTACTATCATATCCGAAGACAGTCACCGAAGCTTCCTTAAATCTGCTTTTCCGCCAAACAGTCCCAGGCCCAGCGAACTTAAAGCCGTTTACATCAACCTCCTCATTCTTGTCCAACCGCTGAACTCCTTCTGGGATTGCGTAGATAGACGCCTGAAATGGGAAGCCCTGCGCACTCAGTTTGCGGAACTCTAAACTCTCCTCTGTGTCAACGTACTCCACTCCCTCTGGCCCAACTTCCAAGCTATACTTACCAGTGACCCGAGGTTTGATAGTTGAGAATCCGATCTTCTTATTCGTATCGTGTCCCTCAAGGATAGGAAAGGAGTCATTCCCAAAGGACATTCCATCGAGATCGATGACTAGATTGCCCCAATACCAATGATTCTCAATCACCTTTCCGGAGTAGGCCACCATAGATAGCTGGGCTGCTCCCCCTTCCTTATCCGGAGCCCTGAGAAACACATTCTGCCCGGAGTTCTCGGAAAGGATCAGAGCGTTCCTTGGGACTTTCCCACTTTTCAGCCTGGCTCTATCCATAGTCCCTCCTTCCAGAGAAAACTTAGAGTTTGCAATCCTGATTGCCTTCGGGGCACATGTCTGGTCGGTTCCTCCATCTTTCAGACACTTACTAAGAACTCCATTTGCGATGGATATCCACTCTTTCTTCTGCTCCGGAGTCAATCCCTTCTTGTGCTTGTCCACATCTGCAACAGTCCACGGCATAAACTTCTCCTATCCCATCAGCTAATTAGCACTAATAGCCGACGGCTCCTTCGGCTGCATACTTTCCCTACAAATCCATGCTCCGGCGTGAGCATTCAGTGCGGAGAAGTCTTTAGTATGCGCCGAAACTCTATACAACCAATATCCACTTTGGGGAGGATTCTCCCAGGTAAACAAGCAAGAAGTTGCATCACAATTACTTCCTGCCTCCCGAACCTCCCCCCATTCCATCCTGGCTCCATCTGCAATAGTACCTATCTGGACAGGATAGGGAGTAGAGCCAATAGAAATAACCCTCTTGAGCGTATCGGAGTCGGCCGTCAAAGCCAGGGTAGAAATCACTAAAATCACAAAGAGGGCGAGAACCAATCTTCGCGTCATCTTATTGATCTCCCCACCGCTACTCCGAACAGTCCAGCAAATGCGTTTAGAATGATATTCTCAGGAGCCCATATAGAGACTATGCACAGAATAACCACGGCGAGAATAGCGAAATCCTTATCGTCTAGGTTGAGAGGCTTCCCACTAGCTGCGCGGCAATCGGTCAGCACGCTCCCCTTGATCTCGGAACCTTCCTCATCATAGACTCCAGACTCTTTGCTCTCATTCATGACTACTTCCTATTGAGCGTCTTCTTGACGATGGTTTTCTTGGCTACGGGCTTGGTTTCGTCTGCTTTCTTGGCTACAGGTTCTTCCTTCGTCTCTTGATCCTTGGTTTCCAACTCCTGAACAGATTCTTGATCTATCCCTGTAGAAAGTTCCGGGAAGATTTCCTGCTCCAGGGCCTCATCCAGCCTAAAAGTCTTGTAGCAATTGAAACCAAGACGCTTCGCAATCTCAGCCCTGGGAATACCAAGCATCTCGGACAGTCCGCCGTGCTTGACTCCCAAGAAAGCCTTCACTTTCGACTCAATATCCGCGATGTCAGACAGCGGAAATGAGATTTCCAGTAATTGCTCGGGGCGCTTCTTGACTTCCTTGATGATGACTTTCCCCTTATCGTCAAATCCCACAGCCACCTTAGTGGACATGGTCTCCGGAATCTCACCAAGTTTAGCCTTCAGAAAGAAGATCCCTCCCCAGAAGTCGTATCTCAACCAGCGCTCAAAGTAGACTACCTCATCGGAAACACGATCCGAGAGAGGACCACGAGAGGCTTTAACACTCGCATAGGGACTCTTGGATTGCCCCATGGTCACATCCGAGGGTTCGTTTAGTCCACTCACTACCATGGAGAGAATGTCGGTGTCAGAATCCGATATCTTGGGGAGATTCGGAGTGACAGCAATGAGTTTCATTCCAGGAGGAAGGATTAGGGTAGCTCCAGGAGTTTTCTTGGCCGCAATCCCGGTCTTCCTTCGTTCTTCATCCGACAGAGTGAGCCAAGTACGAAATGTCTTCATGTCCTGCATCTCGATTGCCCAGACAAAGGAACCAGATGCCTTCTTATGATCAATCTCGTACTTCTTCAAGTTCTCGTAGTAATTCAGCCATTCAATCACTGTCCTGAGATATGAAATCCCACGCCTCACCAAGATTCCCCTATCCCACGCAATGATGAAACGGGAGAAGCCGTTTACTCCATACTGGGAGGATCTACTCTCCGCCAGACTCTCCTCCGAGATAAGAGAGTTACCTTCTACGTTTCTCAGGAGATTGGGATCTCTCGCGACGAAGATACTTGGAATTACCCTTGCTCCCAGATTATCTCCCAACTGCACATTGTATGCGACCGGGAGCAGTTTCTTGGTTCTATGGAAGTAGATCCCATCACTTCCAGCTCCGTCTATCGAGGAGGGATCAAGGTAATCCACTTCTATAAACTTGTCGCTGTGAACCGTGAGAAGGAGAAATAGTTCCCCGTCGATGAAAGCTTTAGTGACGTACTTCGGCCAGTAACTATACAGACGGTTTCGCCAATCCAGCTCGATCTCGTCAATGATACCCTGAATGGAGAGGTCCGAGCAGGAGACCTTGAAGCCATCCCCGGTCAGTCTGCCAGCCATTCCTCTGACCGACGTGTTGACTTGAGGATTCTTATTGAACTTACTCCAGCATTCCTGCTGAAGATCAGATCTTGAGGTAGAAGAAAAGTATGACTGAGTATTATCGGGATCTACATAAGTTCCAGTCTGCGAATCCTCTTGCCAGGGAATGGAAAATCTCACTCGTTCCAGAACTTCATCCGGGATTTCTTCCAGAAGCTTAGCGAAATCTGTCATGGCATTTCTCCAACCAAGTTCAAGGACTTGTAATCACCCAGTAACACGAAGAAAACTAGGAAAGCAACCATAAATATTATCTCCCCAATCTGGCCTCACCAGGAATCATGGTTCCGAAGAAGGGTTTCCCACCAATAACCCTGAGATTATCCACGGTGAGAGTCCTCCCTCCAAACAGGGTCAGCCCGGTGGAATAGACAGCATCGTCCTGAACTCCACCAATGTTT